CCAGTGGATGTAAACGTGATACCTGTTCCGTTAGGGAACGAAAACCCAGCAGGGAGGGTAATGACCCCCGGCGCGGCAATTGATATAGTTATCTGTACGGCAGAATAGCCTACGTTAGCGTTCCAGTAGTAAATGCCTTGCCCACGTGGGCCGTAGATCAGATCCTCACCAAAGTTCTGCTGGTTCCAAATCTGCAAGGACGTAGAAGTTGTTTGCCCGTTACCCCATGTACCCGCACCCCAAGGGCCAGCACCCCAACCAACAAGAGGAACCTGATAAGCAGGGCCAGTATTGGTTTCGTACTGTGTGACTACCGTACCGCCACCGGGGGAGCCTGATGCGTCCGTAGCATTGGCAGTGGCAGATACCGTAATTTTATAGTTGTCGTCATCGACAAACGTAATCTGGAACGTGTTTTTTAGTACGCTGGCAGTGATGTTGCCACCAAGCCCGACAATTGCAGCGCCGCTGTAAGTAACATAGTCCCCATCGGTGCAGCCATGGGCTACCTCAAGTATCGCTATGACACTTGAGCCAGCAGTAGCAGTGAACGGGTTGGTTAGCGTAACCGTCTTGCGGATCGGGGTAATGTCAAAATACTGGTTGCCTTTAAGAATATAAAACTTTAGGTTAGTGCCCACGCCCACTAGGTTTTCTGCGGCTAACGTGATCCAGTTCCACAGTGACCGGCATACGCCTAGAAACGTACCAGAAGCAAACGGTGTCCAGCCCCCAATCTTCTCGGGGTTACCTTGACGGAAGCGAACTTTGTCGCACTCGTACCACCCGCCTTCAGTGGTGTATCTGGTGTTTTCCCGGTTAACCCCCGGCTTGAACAGAAACTTGTTTAGTGGCATTTTCCATCCTAAGACAGGAACAGGGCACGTTCGTCATTGCGGCGCTTGACTAGTCCCGGTAAGATTTTACCCCCGCCTCGGGTGAATTTCAAGAACTCATCAGCCGCTTCAGGCTCTCCCCTAAGAACCTTCTGACGGAGCGTTGACCGCTGAAGTCCTCCCAGACCAAGGTTAAAAGCAAAGCTGGTAAGAGCATCGAACTGACCTTGGGCCAGCACCACAGGAAAAAGTCGGGCGACCCCAACCTCAAATCGCTGGAGATCAGCACTAAGGAGTCCATCTACTTCTGCCTTTGAAAACGTGCGGTTATCTTCTGGCGCAAGCGGGAAAGCGTCTCTTTGATCCAGTGGTAAACGTCCTTGATCCGGGTATAAAACATGTCCAACTCCTACGGTGAAAAGACGCGCCGGGCAACGGTATGGTTTAAACCTCACACCCTCGTGGTGCTTGATCATCTCCTTGCAGCGGTCGGAGACTTTCAATCTTTGCCGCCTTTAAACGCTCTGCCGCCAAAGTGAAAACTGATGATGCTGGCAAAGATGATCTGGGTGTCAGCGTCCCACAGTTTGGCAATCAACACGTCAAAGGCAATGTCACGCTGCCATGCGTAAATAAAACCACCGACCTCGACAAACGCAAACAGCAGAAAGAATCCGTAGGTCAGCACGGGCCTGACACCAGAACGCAGGTTGACCATCCACTGTGATGCACCCTGACCTATCGCTATGTCATGCGCGTAGAGTGCAGCCCGTTCTGATGCCTCTGCTTCAATGGCTTGGCCCTCAACTCTAATCTCCTCAACTCTTGCCTGCGCCTCAAACCCGGCCTTGCGTAGTTCCAACTCGCGTTCTGTCTGAAGCCTTGCCATCGTGAGTTCGTGGCTCTTGTCGGCACGGTCTTGAAAGAAACCAAGCAGTTTGGGCAGACCCCCGGCAAGGAAACTAATCAGGGTGGAGAGTAGGGTTAGCATTTCTTTTCGTCCTCATCGTGAGACAGTTTAATTCCAGCAAGTAAGCCAATGAAGCCACCGACAATAGTCTGAAATGCAGGCCCAACCAACTCAAAAATTTTGTTGTTGTCCACCTTCTCGTCAAACAGTCCAAGCAACATGACACTCGACATTGTTAGGACAACAATACACAAAGTCATGCTGACCATCAGGGTGACGAAGAAAGTGAGCTTAGCTTTCATTTCTTGTTCCACATCTCAAATAACTGTTTTACCTTCTCTTCTAGCACCGCCACCCGCAGGTCGAGTTTTGCCAGCACGATGATCAGCGTGATGATTGCCAGCAGGATGGGCCATGACTTCGCAAGGATGTCGAAAAAGTCCACATTACAACCCCAATACTTTCGCAACAAACTGGGCAGCAACGCCGGGGCCGAACAGAACACAGACAATCACGCCATACAAAAGGTACTCTATGCGGGTCATGCGCTTTGAACCAGCGGCAAAGCTCTTCTGGATGCCTTCGTATCTTGTGGCGCAGATGGCCTCATGAACGGACAACTTGGCCTCGGTCTCGCTGATCATTTTCTCAGTCATGATTAAGCATTCAATGCGTCTAAGCGACCCCATGCCCAATCGGTTGCGGCAGAAGGATCAAAAGGAACAGTAGCTTCTGGATTGCCGGGTTGTGCTGGGTCGGGCAGTGTCCAGCCAGCACCCACTGTTGTCAAATACGCCAACAGGGCAGCTTTAGTTGCAATAGCTTCAGCGTCACCAATGTCATCGGTTTCAGAGATGCCAACCATGACCATATCACGGGGGCTAGGGGTGCTGGGGTCGCCAACCACAAACACACCACCAACGCCTTCAGCGTGTAGGCAGAGGAATGTGGGGACTGTGCCGTCAGCGGCTAAACGATACTTCATCATGCGATGTGCCATTTTCATGCTCCTTGGGCGTACTGCCCACTAAAAAGATATGCGCCAAAATGCCCAAGTTCGCACCAAGGTGCAGCCCAGACGGTTCCACCATGTTCACGGTACATATGGCAAAAGTTGTAGTCCTCAGACAGAAACTCATGATTGATGTTCTGTACCTTGAAGTAATCGTACACCTTCTCACCCTTGGGGATGGTTACACCCCCGTTGTCATACCAGCCCACATGAGGCTGTAGTTTCTCAAAAACATCACGGCGAATCAACATAAATCCTGTGCCGATATGCTTGACCTGAAACGGTAAGTTAGGGGCCACCATCTCATAGCCGTCTAGTTTGTTGATGTTGAAGATGCCCGTAAGTTTTGCTAAGTCTGGGTGATTAAGCACAGCACCTTGGCGCACCCTGTCCCAGTTCACGCCCTTCATAGGTACAGGGCCACCAATGATTCCCTTGTCCGCTTTGATCATTAGGGCAATGTCATTCGCCACAAACTTTTGGTCAGCGTCAATAAAGATCAAGTGAGTCGCATCCTGCATCTGCATAAAGTGGTGCGCTATGGTGTTTCTGCCACGCTGCACCAGACTCTCGTTGCCAAGGAATACACAGGTCAGCTTGATGTTGTTGACCAAACACGCTTCCTTGAGCGCCAGCAGAGACTGCACGTACTCCGAGCAGCACATGCCACCATACATTGGAGTTCCTACAACGAGATGCATTATGCGGCCTTCTTCTCTGGGTCAGGAACCATCTCTAACGCAGGAGAGTTGGTCAAGGATGAGCGGTCAAAGACGGAGAAACCACGGCGGGATGCAAAGGTAGCAGGGTCTTTGGCCCACTTTGCTGCACAAGCCTCCAGCCAACGCATGGTCATCTCATGTGTCGGCGCAGTGCCGCTGGAGATAAGCTGATTCTCCATGTTCAGGTAGGCAAACACCTCTGCTTGCGCTTGAGCGGCGTTGATGCCCAAGTCAAACAGGTAGATCATGTTGCCCTCATCAATTGAGCCGTTGCGGCTACGGGCTGCGTTTAGAGCCTGCTTCATGCAGGTCATGATGTGGTACTTGGACTCTTCCTGCTCGTAGTCTTCTTCGGTGATCTCGTTCTTGCCAACCTTTTCCAGCAATTGCTTGTGCTGGTTTACCATGAAGTTCATTTTGCGTAATGCGCCGTTGACATGGTTTTGAGTGCCCTCAAGGTGGCTGTTGAGTTCCAGAATTTCAATCTCAAGCAGTTCACGGTCAAGAACATCGGTTGAGTTTTCCAGATCGCGCTCTTTCTTTTTTAACTCATTCTGTTTTTTACGTAAGCCAATGTAGGCTTCTTGCAGGGCAGACTTGGTTCTGTCAATCTCGGCAAGGGTGTGCTTAATAGAACGGATTGGCGTGATTGCCGTTACGTCCAGTGTCACCGACATGAACTGGCTGTGAGACTTGTGGAAGTTGCTGGTGTCTCGTGTGACAGCAGGCATCCGGTCTTGTATGTTTTTCAACATCAAGTTGTACTCTGGTTTTGTTACAACCAAAGCGGTGTTCATGTTGCCAAGGATCAGTTCATTGCTCAAAGGGTTCTCCTGTTTGTGGGGAAGTAAGATCATAAACCGCCGTGGGCGCTGGAACAGCCAGCTTGCGCTTCAAGAATAGATAGCAAGTCGCCAAAATCTGTAGCGTTGCCTGTGGAGGCTATAGTGATGTATTGAATCACATTTGTTACAGAACCAGAACTGTTTCCACCAGCAAAAACACCTCTTGTAGATGACGATGTACCGGCTATTGCGTACTTGCTATTTATCAAATCACCAAAATCTGTGGCGTTTCCAGTTGAGGCAATTGTTACGTAGTCAATAACATTAACCCCTATACCAGAAGGCCCACCACCAGCAAATATCCCTCGGGTAGAAGATGAACAACCAGAAACTCCGGGAAAACCCAACGCTACGTCACCAAAATCTGTAGAATTGCCCGTGGTTGCAATAGTGACATATTCAATATTATTTACAGGTATACCATTTTGGTCATCGGTCAAAGTAATAACACCGCGAGTTGTAGAAGCTACCCCTGTCCCATAAAAAGCGGGTATGCTTAAATCCCCAAAATCTGTGGAATTGCCAGTCGTTGCAATAGTGATGTATTCAATTATATTTCTAACAGGTGCTCCGTATCCAATAGTCAAAACACCACGGGTTGAGTTTGACAGGGCTGTTCCCCTGTTATTTGCAATGCTTATGTCGCCAAAATCAATGGCGTTGCCTACTGTGGCAATAGTTACATAGTCCATTACATTGAGAGTACTGCCTCCTATAAACACACCACGTGTAGAAGAAGAACAAGCGGCTAGTTGTGTTCTGGCGACTGTTAAATCGCCAAAATCTACAGCATCTCCAGTAGTTGTAATAGTGATGTACTGAATTACATTTGTGTTACTTCCGTAATTTCCACCCCCAAACAAGGCACGTTCAAATCTATTCCCAGCAGTGGGCCACAGCCCTTGCTTATTCCAGAAGGCTACTTGATCCAGTGTCCACACACCAGAAGCCACTCCTGTTTCAAGCGGCCCAGTAGGAGCAACGGCTACGGGTCTAATGATCCCTGCGTTCCATGAAGATGTTGCCATTTTTATAGACCTCCGTGTCCGCTTGAGCAAGCGGCTGAAAAAGCAGTGGTGGCCGTTAAATCACCAAAATCTGTAGCATCGCCAGTAGTTGCAATGGTGACATATTGAATGACGTTGTAGTAAATATGTCCGCCATCGTATAAATTACCACCACCAAACACCCCCCGAGTAGAAGATGAGCAAGCGGCAACACCCTGCGCTTTTATTATAAGGTCGCCAAAGTCCGTAGCGTTTCCTGTGGTTGCAATAGTTATGTAGTTTATGGTGTTTAAAAAAACATCGCCATTACCAACACCCGCACTCAATAAGCCTCTAGTTGAATTTGAACAAGCAGCCGCTGATGACCACGCAGCTAAAGTATCGCCAAAATCTGTAGTATTACCCGTAGAGGCAATGGTTACATACTGGATGGTGTTTGTTTTTGCGGAAAAAGATTGTTCTGCACCGTTATTAAACACGCCTCTTGTGCTTGATGCACACGATGCCAAAGTTTGATTAGTAACGGCAAGGTCGCCAAAATCTGTAGCGTCACCTGTTGTGGCAATAGTTACGTAATCAATGATATTGGTTGGAACGTTTGGGTTATCGCTAGTTTGACCACCCCCAAAAACGCCCCTTGTAGAATTAGAGAGTCCGGCAAGATTAAATCGTGCTGCGGTTAAGTCGCCAAAATCCGTGGCGTTACCAACAGTGGCAATAGTGACGTATTGAATTACGTTTGTAGACGGGCTGGTTTCAGGGCCTCCCGCCCAAATTCCTCTAGTAGCTGACGAACAAGCACCCATGTGACTGGATACTGATAGTAGATCACCAAAATCCGTTGCATTACCTACGCTTGCAATATTAATGTACTCAATTACATTTGTTTGTGAGTTTGCTGAACTACCACCAAACAAACCAGTCACAGGCCCAGAAGGCCAGTTCTGACCCCCAATGGCTTGGTACTGAGCAGGGAGTGTCCATACACCTGAATAACTTGGCATTTATAAACCTCCGTTGGCGTTAGAGCAAGCGGTTAGATTTTCTCTTGCTTGCGTTAAATCACCAAAATCAATAGAATCGCCTGTGGTGGCAATAGTAACGTATTGAATAACATTGGTAACTCCCGTTGCCCCGCCACCAAAAACACCTCGTGTTGTAGATGAACACCCACCTAAACTATAAATTGCTGAAATTAAATCACCAAAGTCTATAGCCGCGCCTGTAGAAGCAATCGTAATATAATCTATTACATTTCTTGCGCCGGGATTTTGATTTCCACCAGCAAATATGGCCCTAGTTGAAGACGAACATCCGGCTAAACCAAATCTAGTTACAGTTAAATCACCAAAATTAGTTGCGTTACCCGTACTGGCAATTGTAATGTAATCAATTCTTGGGGTAGTATAACTATCAGTTGGGTTATCTGTAGCCCCGCCAGCAAATACTCCTCTAGTTGGTGATGAGGCCCCTGCCAAATTTCCTCGCGGAATAGTCAAATCACCAAAGTCGGTTGCATTACCTGTAGAGGCAATAGTGACGTAATCTATGACGTTTTGAGCAACCCCTGTTGCGCCACCACCAAAGACCCCTCTTGTAGAAGAGTTACACCCTGCAAAATTCGGCCTACCAAGCGTTAGATCACCGAAATCAGTGGCATTGCCGGTTGTGGCTATGGTTACGTATTGAATTACGTTTACATTACCAGTACCCCCTGCAAATATTCCTCGTGTAGATGACGCACATCCCGCCAAGCCGTAATTAGCTGTTAAAAGATCACCAAAATCTGTGGCGTTACCCGTAGAAGAAAACGATATACGGTCAATTGTGTTTACGCTAACAGAACCGCTTGTTAGCCCCCCTGCAAATAGCCCAAGAATTGCCGCTGGGGTCACACTACCACTTGCCGCACTGAACGCGCTAGGCCCATAAGAATTGATAGCCCACACAGCAAACGTGTAAGCCGTGCCGTTGGTCAGACCTGTAACGCTGATAGGAGAAGAAGCCGCCGTTGCTGTAATGTTCTCAGGCGTTGAACGAGCGCCATACAAAGAGATGGCCGAGCCGCCCACGTTGGTAGGGGCAGTAAATGCAACAGATGCAGTAGCATCACCCGCCGTAGCCGCCCCGATGGTCGGGGCATTAGGGTTGTTCAGTGGGTCATAAAAAGCTGAGATAAACCCAGCAGGAGGACGCAGTGGCATGATGCCCCCCTATCAGGTAATCGTCTCGTAGCTTACTGTGTATGTCAACTTACTGGCTGTACCGCTGGTTACCCACAAGGTGCTTGCCTCACCAGACACGCTGGTATCAAGCAAATACAACATCGTAGTCTTGTCCAACATAATCAGAGTGGCATCGGCTGGCACAGATATTGTGGAACCAATAGCGCGGTAAGTTGTTCCGTCAGCCAATCGCAACTCAACAGTTGCGTCGTAAGCGGCAGTACCATCAATGTTGGCCACAGTAATCTGGTTGATCTTGTGCGCCGAACCCGAGGATGGCGCAGTTACCAGAGCATTGCGAGATGTATCCGCAGGTGTGATGGATGAGGTGTGTGGGACGATGCTGGTTACAGCAACAATATTTGGGGCGGCCATAGTGTCTCCTTATAGACCAAAAATCATTGAAAAAGCGATTGCCTGACCTTTAGTAGCACCAGTTGCGGCAGGCGCTTGAAAAGTGGGAGCCGCGCTTGCGTTGGCAGTTAAGACATACCCTGCTGTGCCTGCGGCAGTTGACGTTGGAACGGCTCCAGCACCACCACCAAGGACAACACCGTACTGAGTCAGCGCACCTGACGATGCCAATGTGCCAGATGCTGTGTAGGCCAGAACACCACCAGAGGTTCCTGACGATAGGGCTGTACCGCCGTTGGCTACTGGGAGAATTCCAGAAACATCAGTAGTAAGAATGACTGGGTTACTGACAATCTTTACGAAGTCAGAACCGTTCCAAGCAACCAAGGCACGAGTGCCCGAAGCAATTGTAATACCTGTTGTCGGGCCAGAGCCACGAACCACAATGGAGCCAGTACCCGCATTGATGACGATATAAGCCTTGCTTTGCGCCGGGGCTGTAATGTTGCGTGTGGTAGCGCCGTTACTGGCAGTCCACAGGATAACCGCATTACGCGCTTGGTTGTCCGCGCCGTTGGTTGTAGTTAACGTTACATCTGCGTTTGCTGAAAGCGTGACCGTACCCGCAACGGCATCATCGAGCAAATCAGTGATTGCAGTGTTGACCGTGGTTCCCCATGTACCTGACAGATCACCTGTGGTCGGCAAAGCCAGACCAAGGAGAGGGGTAAAATTTGTTACTGCCATATCATCATCCTTTACACAGTCATTGGCACATTTTGCCAGTTTGGCGTTTCGTTGTCATCAATTACTGACCAATAAAAATAATTTGGCGTTCCTACCTGACCACTTGCTTGCACCCCTGATATTGCCACCGTTCTGCTGGAGCCAACAGTGCCTACGTTACCGGCTCCCACCACGCCCGACAAAAACGCCACATAAGCAAAATCTACAGTTCCCACGCCCCCCGATGCCGCCACGCCAGTAAGCGCCACTGTACTAACAAGGCCAACCGACCCTACCTGACCCTGCGCAACAACGCCATCCTCTGTGGGGCTATTTGTCTCTTCAACATTCCCCACTGCACCCAACGCAGACACACCTGTAAGCGCCACTGTGCGCTCACCCATTGCTACCGTGCCTACAGCCCCCGTAGCCCCAACCCCTGTAATTGGTACAGGAAACTCAGAAGACGCAACTACCGTACCTACGGCACCGGCAGCACTATTCCCGGCTATCTCCGACTGGGAGCCGCCCCAAGTGTTATCACCCCAACCATCTATGCCCCATCCGGTTGCCATAACCCGGCCCCTTTAAGAAGCCTATTAGGTTGTTGCCAAGCGGATCAGCGCAGTGCTTGTCGTATTTGCAGGCATCGTCAATGTAAACGTACCGGCGCTTATGGTCTGTGAACCAAAAGTGTGGACGCTAACAGCCGTATTGCCTTGAGTGGAGTTGTAGAGCAGCACTGCGTCAAACGCCGTAGCCAAAGTCACTGTGGTGTATGTGATACTGGCCGAAGGCGTGACAAATGCAACTCCCGCAGTTGCAGAGCTATTGGTGGCTGTTGGAACGGTTCCCATAGTTACCGCCACACCACCAGCACTATAGCCTGTACCAGATACTTCACCTGTTACCGTATACACAGTTGCAGAGGCATTCATTGTTGCTGATGCCAAGTACAAAGCCGCTTTAAACGAGTCAGCAGTAGGGGCTGTCAAACTTGTACGTGAGGTCAACGTAATTGTTCCAAATTGGTGACCGCCATTGAGCAGTTGCCCCATGAACGATGTGCACATTGATTGCGTATTTGCCATTTGAGGCTCCTTTAAAAAATTAACCGAAAGATGCGGCTTCGACTTTTAGCCCCACCGATTTCTTCAATTGAACATGCGCCGAACGGTGGACAAGTTCGCCCTCTAGCCAATACTCGACCCAAGTGGTGTACTCGTTGTCATTATCGACGGAACCTTCTTTTTTCTCAAGCAGAGTCTCGTCCATTTCGCCTTTGGTGGTTGTAACCAATGCCATATTTTCTCCTTAAACAAGTCTAATAAGTGCAGATGTGCTGGTGTCAGCGGGCATTGTGACGGCAAAAGTACTGGTGGATATCTTGTCGCTGCCAAAATCCAGAACACAAACAGCGCCATTTGCACCAGCTTTATAGATCAAAGCCCCACGAGCAGTGATCGCGCCTGTCCAAGACGGGCTTGAGAAACTAACATAAATGATGCTGCCGGTTGTGCTAAGAGCCGTACTGACCGTGGCCGCTACTACCGACCCACCGGCTACATAGTTGCCGCCAGAAGCCTCGCCATCCGTGGTGTACGCCGTAGTCAATTGATCCAGTGCTGCTGAGTTCGTGTATAGCGCCAAACGAAACGTATCAGTTGAGAAATTCAACGTGTTGGCTACTAGCCCAGACCGCAATGTATTGCAGGAAAAATTGCCGGTGAATGCCATCAAGTCACCGCCTGTCTATATTGTCCAGAACGGTAGGCATCTTGGCGCTCCATACCATCGCCAAGACGTTTGGCCAAGGCCAGCGCCTCTTTGTACTTACCATCGTACAAAGCCAGAATATCGGCTTCGCCTTTCATGTACGTGTAGGCTTCTACCAGCGATCCGTATAACAACACCGTGTCAAAGTTATCGCCAAGCCATGACGTACTTGCAGTCGTGATTGATTCAGGGTAGTAATAGTAATGCAACTCAATGGTATAAACCGCATCAGGTGTTGGGCCAAGTATGAACGTCAACTCATTAGTAATTACACTAGCTACGATTGCAGGGCCAAACAAGGCGTAGTGTTTTGGCAACCCGGTGTCTGCGGGTGTGGGGTACGCTTGCCGGATGTAGTTCACATCCTTGTTCAACAAGAACTCGTAGGTCTCAGCGGCTGTTCCGTAACCTGTAATCACCGCCATTGAGTAGACGGCAAGGAAGTCGTCGGGGGCTTTGAGGTACTTGTTACTGATTTGGACGTTACCCACCATGTTCTTACGAATTGACGGAAACTGCACCGAGTTGTAAATGCGCTGTTCAGCTTGTTGAATGAATCGGTTAATCTGTTCGGTAGTCGTCTCTATCCCGCCACTGGCAAGAGTAAAGTTCGGAAAATTATTTTCCGTATACGACTGAATAGTATCGAACAGTTGCGTGTAATTCATATCAAGCCATTGGGCCTCGGGCCATCACGCCTTTAGTAGCCGCGCCATTACCACGGGTTTTGATACC